TAGATGGTAACACTTCTGCAACATCAACTACACTTGCAGATGCAGATAGAGTTGTAGTTAACGATAATGGAACAATGGTTCAAGTTGCATTAACTGACTTTGAAACTTATTTTGAGTCTGCATTAGATACATTATCAAATGTAACAACAGTAGGTGCATTAAACAGTGGTTCTATTACTTCAGGTTTTGGAAACATTAATACAGGCTCATCAACTATAACAACTACAGGTTTAATTACAGGTGGTTCATTAGATATTGATAATGTTCTTATAAATGGAACTACGATAGGACACACAGACGATACAGACTTAATAACTCTTGCAGATGGTGTAGTTACAGTTGCAGGCGAAATATCTGTGACTACTCTTGATATCGGTGGTACAAATGTAACATCAACTGCTGCAGAACTAAACATCCTTGATGGAGTGACCTCTACTGCTGCAGAGTTAAATATACTTGATGGCGTTACATCCACAGCAGCCGAATTAAATTTAGTAGATGGCATAACAGCAGGCACAGTATCTGCATCAAAAGCAGTCATAGCAGACTCAAACAAAGATGTAAGTGGTTTTAGAAACGTAAGTATGACAGGTGACTTAACAGTTGCAGGTGATGACATTACTATGGCAACTAACACTGCAGGTCACTTACTTATAGCAGATGGCACAAACTACAATCCTACAGCCGTTACTGATTTAACTAGCTTATCCTCGATTGCAAGTGGAGATCAATTTTTAGTTGTAGATGAAACTGACGGTGGTTTAAAAAGAGTCACAAGAAGTGTAATAGTTTCAGGTCTTGCTGCAGGTAGTGGTGACGCATTATCAAACGTATCAGAGGACACCACGCCTGAATTATTAGCTCCTTCAGATGGTCTTTTAGTAGATGTTGCTAATGATATTACACTTGACGCTGACAATGGTAACATAATATTTAAAGACGGTGGTACAACAATATTAAATATTGGTAACAATTCTACTGATGTTGAATTTACCGTAAGCACTGCTGATAAAAACTTTAAGATAAAAGGAACAGATGGTTCTTCTGCTATAACTGCTCTTGACATTGACATGGCGTTAGCAGGTAAAGCTACATTCAATGGTGATGTTGTTATCGGTGGAGGTTTAACTGTATCAGGGACAACAACTACAGTAAACTCTACTACTGTTAATTTAAACGATCACAATATTGTATTAGATAGTGGTAACAGTACAAGTGCAGTTGTAAATGGTGCAGGTATAACTATCGAGGGTGGTAGTGGTGATGATGCTACATTTACATACAACACATCAGGTCCTAAGTTTGAATTAAAGTTAGGCTCTAACCACGAAGATTTACAGGTAGATCAACTTATTGCTGCATCTTTAGATATATCAGGTAACGTAGATGTGGATGGCACTTTAGAAACAGACGCTTTATCTATAAATGGCACAACTGTTAGTTCTACTGCTGCAGAGTTAAACATCTTAGATGGTGTTACTGCAACAGCATCAGAGCTTAATATTATGGATGGGGTTACTTCAACCACTGCAGAACTAAACATACTTGATGGAGTTACTGCTAGTGCTGCAGATATTAACTTAATAGATGGTATTACAAACGGAACTGTAATAGCAAGTAAAGCTATTATAACTGATTCTAACAAAGATATATCAGGTGGTAGAAATATTACAATCTCAGGTGAGCTTGATGCAGCTACCTTAGACATTAGTGGTGATGCAGACATAGATGGTACACTTGAAGCAGATGCAATCACAATAGGTGGCACTGCGTTAAATACTGTTATAGCAGGTGTTACTGTAACCAACGCTGTAACTGCAGCTACAGCAGCAACAGTTACAGTAACAGATAATGAAAGCACAAACGAAGATAACGCAATTATATTTGCAGGAAATGCTGACTTAGATGGTGGTAATTTAATAGGTTTAGAGAGTGATGGTAACTTAACTTACAATCCAAGCACAGGTAGATTAACTGCTACACAGTTAGCAGGTACATTACAAACTGCTGCACAAGCAAACATTACATCATTAGGAACATTAACATCATTAACAGTAGATGATATTACTATTAATGGTAGCACTATATCCGATAGTGGAGATTTAACATTAGACGTTGGTGGAGACATAATATTAGATGCTAATGGTGCTGATGTTAAATTTAAAGATAACGGAACAGAGTTTCTCAGAGTTACTAATTCATCTAGTCATGCAGTTATTCAACCTGTTGTTGATGCTAAAGATATAATTTTTAAACAGAGAGATGGAACGGAAGTAGCAAGAGTTAAAGACAATGGCACATTTAATGTTGTTACAGACAAATTTGCTATAAATAACACAGCAGTTACATCTACTGCTGCAGAGTTGAACATCTTAGATGGAGTGACCT